CATCAACTTCATAGTTTTTAGGAAGTCTGTTGTAAGTTTTTACCTTACCGTTTATTTCTATTGCTTTCATATTATACTTGTTCTTGTGAAATTGAATACCAAAAAGATGAAGATGTTTGTGCTACTATTTGAATAAAGTTTGTTACCGTGCCATCGTATGTTCCTGCAATTAGTTTACCGTTAGTAATTGAAAACGTAAAGTCGCCTGTTAAATATAAGTCTTTAACCATACCAACTTCAGCATTTGAAATGCTAAAAGTTGTGTTTGCAGTTAGTGTTTTTGTAAACACTTGAGCAGCAGAAAAATCTATGTCAGAAGCACCTACTGCGGCACTTGTTGTAAATTCTGTTCCTAACTTAGCGTATGTTACAGAATCGTCTGCTATACTAGGCGCAATCCAATTAGTCCCGGCTCCAGTACTAGACAAAACTTGTCCGCTTGTACCTAAATCGTTACTAGTGTCCCTAATACCGCCTATGGCTTTTATTGTACCCTCGGCAATTATATTTCCGTTTGTATCTAAAGAAACACCAGAACCATTGCCTAAGCCGTCGGTTATTTCTTTACCATCTGTTGTTAAAACATCGTTGTCCGAAGTTTTTAAAAGTCCGTCATAAGTGCTGCTTATTGTGGAACCTGTAAGTGTCGCCATATTGTTATTTTTTATTTATGTATTATCCCAATCAGTATTTTGGTCCTGCCAGGAATTAACCTGGTCTTGCCAAAAATCGCTAATTATAGTTATCGTTTTTTGTATTATTCTCGTTAAATTATTTCCTATGCCAAGCATAACATTACCTTAAATAAGCAATTATTTTTCCACTTGCTACGCTTACGTCTCCAAAATTGCCATAAATAGCCTGCCCAGCAGATAATGATAAACTTGTAATAGTTGTATCGCCTCCATCTGTATTATTAGATAAACTAATAACGCAATCTGCTAAAACTTGAATAGCAGCAAAAGCCTCGCCAACAACACTTGTTTCGCCACTACTTAAAATTCTAAGCCCATAATCGCCAAAAGAAGCCCTTTGAAATACGCTAGTATATTGTAATTCGTTTGCCATAAATTATATTTTTGACAAAGTTAAGTAAAAAGCTACAACTTAATTTTTAGAAGCAATAAATTCACAATTACAGAAAACACTAAAGATAATACTAACCATATAGGCGTCTTATATTTAACCTTTAGCGTATCGCTTTTTTCTTTTGTATCTATTGTTTTGCTTTCGTATCGCTTTTCAATACTTTGCACTATGCTATCTAGGTTAATATTAGCCTCTATAACGTTGTTTTTTGATTGTATGGTAATTGTACCTTGCGCAGTTCTTAAACGCTCCTTAAATGGCTTTAAAATGCCTAATGAATCGCAAGGGCTTTCAATAAGTATAGTATCGTTTACCGCCTTGGTTATTATGCGGTCTTTGGTAAGTATAATTGTATCATTAACAATAACCTCTTTAGTCTGGGTTATTACTTTTTTAGCGGTACAACTTGTAAATAATAGTAATATTACTATGCTATATTTCAGCATCTTTTTTAGGTTTTCTTTTTATTTCTAAATCAAAACCTTCTGGCGCTATTTTTAATAGCTTTTGTAACGTTGCTTTACTGTTAGTTACATCTTTGTAACCGTCAGCGTTTAAATCAGCTAATTTTTCGCCAACTAAAATGCAACCTTTTGTTTGTGTGTTAAAGTTTCCAATATGAATAAGTACAAAAGAACGGCCAGGAACGTCTTGTATATGGTAATGCTTGTTGTATTTAGCTGACTGCCTTGCAACTATTTTATAATTACCTAAAGGTATGCAGCTTTCGTTCTTTTTATTATTTAGCCAGGGTAATTCTAGCGTTTTGCAGCTAAATAGTTTATTGCCTTCGTCGTCTTTTAAAACCAATGTTCCAATGGTTTGCGCCTCTTGCAATTTGTCCCTTGTAATTGTTGCCTTCATATTAAAACTTTTTGTCTTTATTGTTTTTTATTATGCTTCTTAGGCCATCAATAATAGTATCTGGTGCAAATAAGAAACCAATTCCTACAATTAATAAAATAGCAAATTGAAATACCTTACTGTCTTGGACTACAAATATATAAGCAATTCCTGCCGCTATAATTAATAACCCTAACACGGTAGTTTTCCAACCAGCCACAATATTTTTCATAATGCAAATAAATTATATATACCGCCAATGATACCAGCAGCGCAAACAACTGTTAAAAAATAAGCGTATAATGTTATTACCTTATTTAACATCTTTTGTTTTTCTAACTATGCCGTTTTTAACTATGGTGTTTTTATCGTTTGCTTTGCTTACCGCTTTACCCCTTGCAGCATCTTCATATTTTTTCATTTCCTTTTTTAACTTTCGTTCCTCGTTCATTATAAACCACTTTTGCAAAGTATAGCCAATAGCTACTGCGGTTAATAATATTTTTAAAGAAATATCAATTTGCGTAAAGTTAAAAGCCAAAGTAACGGCGTTAAGTAGGTAAATTTTCAAGTCGGTAATCGTAGTCATTAGATTAAGTGTTTTTGGGTACATTGTATAAAGTAAATAACCTCATAAATAGTACCGACGTGTGAAGGCAATATTTTTAAAGTCAAACCGTTTGCAATAACATCTTCGTCCGCATAGTATTGAAAATTCAATGCAAAACTATGTTCTATATTGTTTCCTTTTGGAAATGTTACAGTATTTCTAATTCTATCATAAGGCGTACCATTACCACCCTGCATAAAAACCTCTATATAACCGTTTGCGTTTTCAATTTTAGCTTTAAATGCTACTGTAATAATATAAACGTCGTTTTCGTTTTCGCCATAAACTTTAGCTTCTGAACCATTGTAAAAAGGAACCGCGCTAAGAATGTTAGTATTTATAACATTACCGGCGTTATTAGGAATAGTAAAAGCAGTAGCCCCTGCAAAATTATAAGGCGCTAAAGCCGTGTACTGGGTATCGTCGTACCTAGCCCAACCAGGCAAATTATCATACAAGACATTAACGCTTGTTTTTATTTCGTTCATATCACTAGCCGTAACCTTGTTTATTTCCGGTAACGCGCTAATTGTATTATCTGCTTTGGCGGTATATGTTATTTTGCTCATATCTTAACTTTGTAATTCAATTTGCAATTCGTTTTGCAAGCCACCGGCTAATTCTAATGGCTCAACTCTATTGCTTAATTCTAATATTGCCCTATAATATGTATGGTCTTTTAAATCGTCTGTTAAATACGTTACGCCTTCGTTTACACTAGTATAAACTTTAAATCCAGCTTCCGTTAAATCCAAATAACCTGCCGACCTTGTACGAAGCAAAGATAATATTTTTGAAATTGCCAAATTGCAATCCAATTCGCCACCATCGTCGCCATTAAACCTTGTAACAACCTCAACTCGCGTTAGCAGTTCCATTGTTAAAGTGCTTTGGTTTTGGTCCACTTCGTTATTAGAAACGCTATAAACTAAAATATAAGGCGCTACTGCATTGCTAGGCACTCTGTTATATACAGGTAAAGCCTGGTTGCTTAAAAGAACCTGGCCAGTAAGTTTTTCTATTATCGCCTTGCGTAAGTAATGTATTGCTTCTAACATTATTTTATTTCTTTTTTAATTATGGCCTCAACTCGTTTAAAGCCTTCTGCAAACGCTTTCCTTATGCTTATAAAGAAATATGGTTGCGCGCGCATATGCCCAGCCTTAGCGCCTTTAAATTGTGCGGCATAGCTTTCTGGTATTCCTAGTTGCTTCATATCCTCTAGGTTTACTTTACCAGTTCCAAATTCTATATAAGGCGCGTATTTAGCTTTTGCAAAAACACTTAAACTTGTTTTAGTAAGCCTTTCGACCCCTATACTATTTTTTAAATTACCAGTATCGACAGGAGCGGTTTTTTTAGCCCTTCTGGAACTATCTAAAGCCATACGCCCCAATTCATTGGATAACTCCTGTTTGCTTAAATCTTCTAAAGCCTTTAGCTTCTTTTTAAGCATTATTAAAGAGTTGGTATTTATCTTAGCGCTAATCAATTTTGGTCGCCATTATATCGGTGTAATAACTTTCTACACTATCGAATTTAGAATTTATCCTGTATTCGCCAGTATTGTTTCCAACAGTAATAACGTCGCCAATATTAATGCCGTCTGCGCTCTTTTTACGCATCTTAATTTCTACCTGCAACTCCAAAGACCTTTTGCCGTTTTCCTGGCTTATTTCCCCAGATATTTGCTTGACGTCGGCCCAATACGAAACGTTATAGTCAGCAGTATTTTGCCAGCCACCAAATTCGTCTTGAACGCGCGTTGTCTTTTTTACCGTTATTCTGTTATTTAGTTTTCCAGCTTGCATTAAATAAACATCGTTTTATAACCGCTTAATATGCTTTTTACGTTTGTCGGTATTTGCGAAACAATAGTACCGGTTACAAAGTCCGCCCTATTGTCGTAGTAATTAGACACCATTTGCAATAGCGCCTGTTTAATAAGTCCATCGTTTAACCCTTGGGTTGTATATGTTACCTTTACGTTGCTGCTAGGTCCACCGTCTAATTCAATACTTAAATCGTCCAAACCGTACTCTGTAAACGTTGCCGCTTCGCCTTCAATAGTTACACCTGTAACCGTGTCAATAGGCGCAAAAGGTAAATCAAATAAACCAGAAGTTTCGGGTAAGAAGTAAGTTCTATTTTTAGCCACTATATCGCGGCTTATAAAATTCTCGCACCAAATGCGTGCCTGGGTAATCATATTACCAATAATTATATCGTCTTCGTCTGTATCAATTCTAACGTAGCTTTTAACGTCGGCAGCAGTTATTATCTCGTTGCCTAGTAAACTATTTACTTTAATCTGGCGCATAGCTTAATTCTTTTTAGTTCTGCGCTTACGGGGCGCCTTATTTTCTTTGGTTTCAACCTCTTGTTTGTGTTCTTTTACAATAGGCTCCTTATACTCAATGGCGATACCAACGGCTAAATAATGCTTTGCAATATCGTCTTTAACCTCAACAATTGTGTTTTTCTTATGTACTTGGCTGCCATCGACAACGCTTTTTAACATTTGAAGTTTCATAATATTTAATTTGTGTAAAGATAAAAAAAAAGGCGCTACCAAAAGATAACGCCGATTTTAACTAAACTATGTTTATTATGCAGAAAACAATAACGCAAAGTTATTAAATTTATCTCTATTCTTTTGATTTAAACGCATACTTATTTGGTTTTTATTTTCCATTATTAACCAATCGCCTGTTTGGTGCAAGTAAATAGCGTAGTAATCGAAGTCTGTAGGCTTGTATTTACTACTGCCCCATTGTAACATATCGTTTTCGTCCCCTCGGTCGCTTATGCTTCTGGACTTAACCTGGACCTTAATAAGGCGCGTACCATTGTCAATTATACAGTCGTAAACACTAGCGTCCAAAATAGGCTTTGACACTTGCAATCCTAACTCCATACAAATAACAAAAAACTTGTACTCTGCCAGGCAACCAATTTGGTTAATATCGGTAAGCATAAAACAAAGCTACAAAAAAAAGCGCCTTGTAAAACAAAACGCTCTTTTCACATCACAAACAAACTAACTATTTCTTTTTAAAATTCTTATAAACGTTATTCGCTTGAAGGGCCAGCATAAAGCTAATCACTAAAAAGCTAAACCAATTAAAATTAATAAAGGTATTGACCCACCACAGGCCGGCAACTAATCCTAATATAATTACATTACCGATTTTTTCACTTGTTAAATTTTCCATATCCTAATTTACATTAATTTTTTCAATACATAATTTTTCCAGTTCGTATATCTGCGGCGTCTCTAGTATATCGTATATATCTATATTCGACCCAGCGTAAACGTGGTATATTTCAAACTCGTGTCCGCTTCCTGGATAATCAAACGAGCGTTCCTCGCCTTCATAATACTCGCCTTCTATGGCTAATATAACGCCTCTATAATTGACCGCTAAATTCCTCATATTCTATTTCTATTTTTCTAATTAATAAATCTCTAACTTTTGTTAGCTTGTTTTTTACCAGTGCATTGTCCGAAATCTCGGCTAAATAAATGCAGTCGTTTAAATGCTCAAATATTTCGTCCATAGGTTGGTTATTTAATTTAAAGCTAATTTAAAATAAACTTTTAATATAACAAACAAAATGCAAAAATATTTTTAATTTATTTTTTAGGCATAAAAAAACCCCAGCCGTTAAGCCAGGGTTTAGTTTGTTATTCAGTAACTAATTAGGCAGTCTCTAAAGCTGCTTTGTCAGTTGCGAAGTCTCCAGTTACGAATCCTTTTGGTAAGTAGTTAGTTAAAGCTACTCTTTCGCTTACTCTTACAGTAACGAAACCGTCTCTTACGTTAGTTCCATCTTCTCTAAAGAACTCAACAGATACGTTATCTCTAACCCATAGTTGCGTACCCATTCCGAAGTTACCAACTAAATAGTCTCCAGTTGGAATAGCCGTGTTAATTACAACAGGCACTCCTAAGAAAGTAGGCTGCAATCCAGCGTAAACAGAATCTTTAATATAGTGGTTATCTGAACCTTTCAATAATAAGATTTTGTGAAAATCTGTTGGGTTAAGCATAATATAATCAGCGTTGTAGTTAGATAACGCTAATTGGTTTAATGCAGCAGTTAATACGTCAAATTCGTTAGCAGCTTCAACCGCTCCAGCGAATCCACCAGCAGCAAATGCAGTCGCATCAGTAATGATACCAGATAAGTTAGAACCTGTACCAGCACCGCTTAAAATTTGCGTGTCCTCAACTTCTAATAATTTCTCTGGCGCTCTTGCAGATAAATAAGAAGTAAGTTGTGGCGTGTCAGCTAACATCTCCTCTGAAATACGGAAGTAAGTACCGATTTTTCTAACGTTAGCATCAGCAGCAGTCATATCGAAATCAGACTGTGCCATTGTAACACCTTCTGCAACTGGTGCAGCAGCGTTGTTGTAACCGCTTTCTTTTACGAATCTTACTACGTCAGAAGTAGTAGAACCTAAAGGAATTAATTGTCTAGCGTGTACAGGTCTAGTTGGGTCAAATTTGTACCCAGCTACTCTATCAGCAGGAATAACCTCGCCAGTAAAGTCTGCACCAGTAGTCATATCCGCTTTAATCTCAAAAGAAGCAGAACGAGAACCACCTTTTACAAGGCTTTCGATTGCTCCGTTTTTTAATGCGTCAGATAATCCACTTTTAAAAGAAGCTGGTCTGTTAGACTCGAATCTTTTTTTAGCAGCTACTTCGTTAGCATCTAATCTGTCGTTAAGTTCGTTGAACTTGTTTACAAGGTTGGTTACCTCGCCTTTAATCATTTCGTCAGCTTTTCCGTTAGCAGACTCTAAAGCCTGGCCGTAAGCCTTTTCAATTCTTGAATCAATTTCGTTAGAAATATTATCTAACTGCGATTTTAAATTTTCGTCCATTTTAAATTATTTTTTAAGACTGTTATACAAATATTTCAATACTTCGCTAACATCTTCGTTTTTTGTTTCCGGCAAAGTGTCCTCAACAGACGGCTCTGTGGCATTTACAAATAAAGATTTTAGTTTGTAAAGTTCAGCTTCAATAGCATAGCCTAGTTCGTCGGATATATCGCCCTTACGAATTAGCTTTGCTAGGTTATCATACTTATTAGCTATTTTTTCAACGTCTACATTTCCTTTTACGTCTAGTATAAGGGCCTGGTCGTTTGCTGCTAATGTAACGGCGCTAATTTCAAAAAGTTTAACTTCTCTTAATTCACGGTACCCGTTAGCCATTCCTTTATTTATTGGTAATATTCCAACGCTATTTTCAGTAACTACGCCAGCTTTAATTAACTGCATTACGTCTTTACCTAATCTAGTTTGCGGTATTTCAGCTTCGAATACTAAACCTTTTTCGTCCTCGTATAGGTTTAACATTTTACCTAGCGGCCAATCCATATTGTGCTGGTATAAATACCTAACACGTTCGCCGTTTTCTTTTATTGTTTTAGTATAAGCGCCTTTGGTTATTATGTCTCCGTCCGAATCTACATTTCCGAAAACAGAACCATACCCTTTAACGATACCAGCTTTGTCGTCGGCATCAATTAAATCTCCAATAGGCGATGCTTTATATAACATCATAATAATAAAATTTTTGTAAAGATATTAAATTTTTAGGTTAATCAAATTTAGGTTCGCCTGGTTCAAATACAATATTGTTAATTTGATTTTTTAAAGGCTTATTATGTTTGTTTTTTCCAGAAATTATTTCATCAGGTATATTATCAAAAGCTAAACAACCTTTAGAAGTTAAATTTTTACATTTAAAACAAATCAAATTTATTGGTATCATATTTTAAAATATTCGTCTATTAATTGACCAACTTTTATTGCGTATGGGCTTGGTGTGCTATTTAGCATATACATAGAATAAGACTCTGCCATAAACTCATCTACATTAGTTAAAGCATAACGGCTAATAAAATTAACATCTGTTGCTAATTTAATATCCAAACTTTTATATTCTTTAAATAATTTAGATAATTTATTTTTAAAACTCCACCATTCATCTGCCTGTAAAGTTTTCCTAGATGAACTTCCAAAT